TCTAGTACTATTATTTTCATAACTTTTTAATTTAAAATATATATCTTATTGTGTTCCAAGGAATTATATCATCATGTATTTGCTTAAACTGTTCAATATAATCTGCTTTAAGAGTGTATTTATACCTCAAGTTAGCACCTCCATACTGAGATATTTTTTTTTCTTGTATTTCTGGTTTCCGAAGCAAATGTTCTCCAGGAAGACCATTGGCTATATTAGCATAATGCTTATCTATATTATGAGTTAAGAATATAACTTCTGCTTTTACTCTGCTATCATTCCAACCACCTAGATAAGCCATATTTCTCACATCAGCAAATAAGTTAGTATATTTTAAAAGCCATAATTTATCTACAATAACCGGACTAAAGTTTAAGTGTACTTCATAACCGGCATCAAGAAACTTTCCTACAGCAGATAATCTATCAATAATATGATCTGTTCCTGGTTCAAGCTGTTGTCTATAAATTTCAGGCATAAGACTAAATCTTATTCTAATCTTACCTTGTGGATTAAAAGTCAAGAACTTTTCATTTACATACTTAGTAGCAAAAGAACCCATAGCTCTGGGATGCATAACAAATTCATGTGTTTGATTTGGTTTTTCCACATCAGCAAACCAGGCATGGTCACTGATAGCTGTTAATATATCTCCATGATTTTTAGCAATAGATAAACCTGTAGGTTTATTTCTTTTCATGTAGCAATAGCTACAGTTATATAAGCACCCATGTCCAAATGAAGGACTTATAAAATCCGTTGATCTTCCAGAAGGCCTAATAAGCATAGACTTTCTGGTAACCTTTGTGACAAAACTCATAAATTTAGTGAATCTCTTATAGAATTAAATTCTTCAAAATAGTTATCAAGATGTTCTGAATAACCTTCATGAGCATAATTTTGATCTAAATGTTTTAAATATGCAGGTTTACTAATTTTGTGTCCACCAACAAATTCTAAATACAATTTGTAATCTTCTACACTATGCTGCCATTTTTCAAAATGTGCAAAACCATTCTTTCTACCTAAACTTTTGGTAGGTCTTACACCAGGATGCTTCATACCAAATAAATTATTATTTGCTTTGAATAAATCACTGCACATGTTACTTTCTTGCCTTACTATGGCATAAGCAATTTCCGGATGAGCAATATTTTTATCTAAAATATAACTCACCAGTAATTCTCTGTTTAGCTTACTGCTATCAATCACTATTACTTCTGTAGTGTCTTTAATTAGAGGTTTTTTAACCACAATTTTTTTATCACTTTTCCCTAAGCTCATTAAACTAGCTACTACAGTTGCAATCAGTGCAAACATTAATGTTATCCTCATATAATTTCTTTAAGTAACAGAGCCTATTGCTAGACTCTGTTTTCACCATTCAAATCATCAGTCACGTAGATGTTTCACGCTTGTCTTTCCAAGTGTCAACCTCAAGCCTAGATAAAGGCAACATGTCAGGATTTTGCAGCCAAGAGTGGACTCGAACCACTGACCTTGCGGCAGGAATTATAAGATACTGACCTTGCGGCAGGAATTATAAGATACCCTCAGGTCATGACTCCCTACTCTTTCTTCCCCACCACATGCTCTAGCCAGCTGAGCTACTCGACCATAAATAACAGGAAGCACCTGTTCAGATTGTAAAGGAGACTTCAGTTATCAGATAACTTATTTACTACTTTCTTCCCACCCATGCCTTTGGGTCAATCTGTTTGCCCTGTATTGTCTGTTGGTTGGACTTAACCTGCACGCAGTAGTAGATTACAACACTTCTGCGATCCATGTGTTGTAAAATTTGAGGTTGAGAGCCTCTGTGTTGTAGCAATCTTCACCCCTTCCTATGCTCCGTTTTTACCCTAGTTCCTTTCTCAAGGGAACAACACAATAAGTAAACCCTGTAACCTCAAGTAGTTAATGTTAGATTTTACTTCCTTTCTACCTATGGCTAAGGCAACTACACTGAAGACTGTAGATAACATCTTCTCCATAAACAACTCCACTCTTGACTGTGGATTCTAACACCTGAACTATCCGCTCTGTTCAGATTACTTTTTATTGAGCACTTACTGTTATTTGTTACTTCAAAGCAGGATTTAATGGTTTATCATCTTTTTTAGACTTTCTTTCTTTTTCAGCTAACTTGTTGAAATACTCAAGTCTCTCTGCTATCTTCTTGTTTACCAAATTGTAATCTGGAGTATTGTTCTCCTTCTTCATTCTCTTTCTGTTTTAAAATAGCAACTGCTTCATCTACACTTAATCCATCAGGTGTAATACCTGAGTTAATTAAGTTAATATATAATTCTTTAATCTTCCCCATGTTCTGTGCCTCTTATGATTGCACCAATTATACCTCTGAAAGGGTCATGCTCATTTTTACCAATTTTATGACCAATTAAGAATGATACAAATGCAAGTTCATTAGGATGTGTTACATATTTACTAGCTTCAGCAAGTATTAATGTGATATTTTCATTAACCAATGCTGTTTTAGTTATTTCATATAACTCATTCTTTCTTTCTTCAGAAATACCTAATGTACCTGCAATACTTTCATCTTCATCATCAATAATCTTAACAGTTACATATTCTTTGTAATCAGGTAAAACCACCGGAGTTACTACAGGAGTTTCTTTCTTACTAAACAATTGAGAGATCCAAGTCTTCTTCTTTGACTGTGT